GCGTCAAACCGTTGGCGCAACGCTGGATATGGTGACATTTCAAGGTCGCTGTAGTGTCCGTGCACGTCGTTTAACACCAACACCGGCGGTTACAACGGTAGTAGATGAAGTAAAGTGGCAGGCGCTTTATGGTGCTTATCCTTTGCAAAGCACAGTGTATGAACATGAAACGGTTTTTCGTGCGCGCACTTATGCAACCACTGGAGCTTTATCTGTTAAGTCCCGCAAGATCAATTTTGATCTTCAGCGGATGTTACCGACTTTTAAAAACGGCGCAATGACGACAGAGCTATTTCCAACATCAAGCTTTGCTGATGCATTGGTTTCAATGGCACTGGATGACAAGATAGGCCGCCGTACGATCGACGAAATAGATCTGGAAAATATCTATCGGACTTATAACGATGTAGTTGATTATTTTGGTACACCACTTGCGGCTGAGTTCTGTACTACGATTGATGATACAAACCTGTCTTTTGAAGAGCTGGTCACCAATCTTTGTGATGCCGTGTTTTGTACTGCATATCGTCAAAATAATAAGCTCAAGCTTTATTTTGAACGTCCAACTGATAACTCGGTAATGCTATTTAACTTCAGGAATATTATTCCTGATAGTTACAAGCATGATCTTACCTTTGGCGTGATGGATGACTACGATGGACTGATCTATGAATACACGGATCCGGCCGACGATAGTCGTATCAATATCTATCTACCGGATAAAGGGGCCAAGAACCCCAAAGAGGTGAAATCTGTAGGTGTGCGTAACAAGTGGCAAGCTCATTTTAATGCGTACCGGCTTTGGAACAAGCTTCGCTTCCAGCGCAAATCCATTACCTTTGATGCGGCACCTGAGTCAGAATTACTGGTTTTACGTGACCGGATCGCTGTAGCTGATTATCGCAATGGTATTCATCAAAGCGGTGAGGTGGTACAGCAAGAAGGTTTAATTCTCACCCTAAGCCATGATGTCGATTTCATTGCAGGCAAGAGTTATGTGATTTATTTGCAAATGGGGGATGGTACCGTGGACCTGATTCCCGTTACGCCGGGTTCAGCCAAGAACAAAGTAGTTTTAGGGCGTTTACCGAACGGGGCCTTAAAGCTTAGTCCCGATGACTTTGTGAATACTATCTACACCGTAGTTAATGACGATACCAAAGGCTCACTGCCTTATCTGGTTGCAAAAAGAGAACCGGCTGACCAGTTCTCTAATACCATTACTGCAATTAATTACGATGAACGTTATTACCTCAATGACAAGGACTTTATTGATGTGCCGGTTGATGATTCACCGATTTACATTCGATATGACCAGCTGGATATTAATCTGGCACGTTTATATCAGATGCAAAGAGGGGATTTGCCAACGACTGGAGAAATCAGTTTTGTAGTTGAAGCAGGTGCACTGGTTTCAAGCTCAAGTTCTTATCGACCGGAAACCAGATTTGTCTATAAATTCGACTATAAGTCTAGTCCTGCAAAACGAGAGTATATCGTTCCTGCTGCAACTGAATTACCAGCGATAGATACAGGGGAGTTCCCACCTGATCTGGTGGTGAATCTAACGATTAAAGGCTCAGTTGTTGGACGTGGTGGTGATGGAGGGTTGCCACATCTAGCTTACGGAGATTGGGAAAAAGATTCAGACTTCAATTTTACCAAAACCCGGCGTGATGGTTTTCAGGGAGCACCAGGTTTATTGAACCGGCACAGCAAACTAAACCTGATTATCGATGGAGGGACGTTAGCTCGAGGCGGTTCAGGTGGTGGAGCAACACCAAGTGGTATTTACACTGGATCATCTTATGGGGTTCAGGGAATTCCTGGTGGTGCTGGAGCACCATTTGGTCGGGTCATGACTGGACAGCCGATTTCAAATGACTCACAAGATTATCGCCTCTATCTGGAGAGTTATTTATTGGTTATGAAAATCACTGATGCTGAAGCTTCGGTACCCGGTAAAGGTTACCGAACCCAAAATGACCGTTATGGGTCTCCATTATCAGGTGATGGTGGAAACTGGGGCGAACGTGGTACCAAGTCTGCCAATGATGGAACATGGAATTGGCAATACCATGGAACGACTGAAGGTCAGCCGGGGCCGGGCGGACCTGCAATTGTTGGGGTGGCACCGCTAACAACTCAATTGATTAACGGAGGGAAAATCTTACAAACCCTTTAAACTTTAAAAAAACTTTGAGCACCCAATTCGGGTGCTTTTTTATTGTCTGAAATATCTGGAGAAATTTATGGAACCAGTTTCCACTAGCGGTTTTACAGCACTTTTAAAATTATATGGGATTGCAATCATGGTGACTTTAGCAGTCGGTTTGGTTGCAGCAGTTGTATTAATGACTCGTATGCCACGCTCACCACAAGAGTGGGCAGTGGGCTTGATTTGTACGGTTGTATCAAGCCTCGCTGGCGGCTCATTCATTATCGTGAAATGGGGGCTTCATGAATGGGTTACTGATATATGGGGGATGATTGCTCTTGGAGGATTCTTCTTTGTTTGTGGTTTACCTGGCTGGGCTTTAGTCCGCTGGATCTTTAACTTCATTAACAAACAGGAAGGTAAGACGATTATTGAAGTACTTAAAGAAGTTAAGAAAGCTAAAAGAGATATCGAAAACAGTTAATGCCGCCTTCGGGCGGTTTTTTATTATCTAAAGGAAAGTGAAATGAACATTGAACAATATCTTGATGAATTAATTAAGCGTGAAGGCGGGTATGTAAATAACCCAGCTGATCGGGGCGGTGCAACCAAATACGGTATTACTCAAGCTGTAGCACGTACAAATGGCTTTAAGGGCAGTATGAAAGATTTGCCTCTTGATGTGGCCAAAGCGATTTACAAGAAGCAGTACTGGACAGCTCCACGATTTGACCAAGTAAATGCTGTTTCTTCTGCTGTAGCTGAAGAGCTTCTAGATACTGGTGTGAATTGCGGTACCGGCTTTGCAAAACCTCTTTTACAACGAGCTTTAAATCTCCTAAATAACAATGGTAATGCAGGGTGGCCAGATTTATCAGTAGATGGGGTTTATGGTCCAGCTACTTTAAATGCGCTTAAAACATTTTTAGCCAAACGTGGTAAAGAAGGTGAAAAGGTATTAGTCCGTGTCCTTAATATCATGCAAGGTCAGCGCTATATCGAAATTTGTGAACGCAATCCCAAGCAAGAGCAATTCTTTTATGGCTGGATCAATAACCGGATCGCATAAGTTCGTTATGTGCAAACGTACCAAAGTTGCATCGATCATCACATTGCTGTGCATTCTATTTTCAGGATGCACAGCTCACACAATTAACACGTCTGTAAATGTTGGGATTTGTGTAAAAGCCCTTTGAGTAGGGCTTTAAGTAAAAGATATAAGTTTTAAGATACCTACTTATCTTCGCCAAAATTTTGATGAAGGACCTTTATCCTTTTCCCATTTTTCTGCCAATCGCTGAGTCTCTGCATAGATAGCTTTTCTATTCTCTTTACGTCTTAACTCCATTACATAGGGCTCTAATGTTTTCCAATCTCTAACAAGGATCCCTTTCTTCATTCTTTTATAAATTTCTTCATCCAATGCCTTCTCAAAGATTCCAGACGCAATGAATTCATAGTGATTCAGAATTGTCATAATGACGTCATTCTCTTCTGGATTATCTGCAAGTTCCTCACAAGCAAGTTTGGTAAAGTTCATCCCTTGTTTCTTATATTTCCCAAACTTTTCTTTAATATCGCGGAAGTACATATCCTGAGTTTCTGACAGAACTAAGTCTACAGTTGCACGTTTCTTTGCTTGAGCTTCATTTCTCCTAAGAGTATATATAGCAATAAGCGCACTAATAAAAAATACTAAAGTTTGAATCCAAAATGCAATGTTGCCGCCCCAGAATGTTGGGTCTTGTACTTGTGCCATGTTTTACTTAAGAAATTAAAATAAAACCAAGTATATATAAAAACAAAAAACCACTCTATATTAGAGTGGTTTTTGTGGTTAAGGATTCTAGAAATCCCAACCTTCATTCATTGCTGGATAGGTTGGTAATATAATATTTGTAGTTTTTTTCATAGGTACTCCTATAGTTTCCTTGTGGATAACTGTATGGATTTCTATTATAACTAGTGTGGAACACAGGGCAATGGGTTTTATAACAATATTTTTCATTAGATTTGTGTTGTTTTTAAAAATGTCAAGTTATTTATGGTAATAAAATGCAAGTCATGATCATGGTTTCGGAAGCGGGCAGGATGGAGAATACTTGCAATCTACCCGCTGATTTAGATAAGAACGGGAATGTTCTTAAAATCTATGACTACTCATTAAAAGAGTTGCCGATTAATTTGGATGGAACTGTGACTTACAATGGCAAAAGATGGACCTTTGATAAGAAGCAAAGTTTTTGAAACTTCATACATATAAAAGTAACTTATTTATATTACAATGCAAAAAATTGGATAGAATCAGCTTAGTGTTAAGAAACACAAGAACACCAAATCTACACCAAAATTGACTAAGTATTTAATTTTATTGGCTTAACTTTATGCTGTACATATGGATGCCTGAAACCAATGGAGTTTGGCATTGGTCTAACGGAGAAAACTGGTTGCAGGCTGCAAGTCTCGATCAATTAATACAAGACTTGCAAATACATCAAGGAAAAGAAGCTACGGTCTTTTTTCCGAGTCGTCATGCTCAAATGCTTCAGCAAACGATGGCAAAGTCCCATTACAAACAGCTTGGCGCTGATGGGGTTAAATATCTACTTGAAGAGTTTGTGACTTTACCGATTGATCACATGAAAGTGGTTCACCATTTTCATGCGGATCAGTTAACTGTTTTGGGTGTTGCTCAGGGGGTGGTAGAGACATGGCAACATTCTTTAGCTTTGTTACCAACCAAACTTGTGGCTTTGTTGCCAGATTTTCTAGTTTTACCTGAACCACAAGCTCAGCAAGTTATTCTGTGTAATATTGATCATCAGCTTTTGGTGCGTGAGAATAAGTGGTTAGGTAATTCCATTGATGACTTGGGGCTTTTTTTAGAGTTCCAGTCAGCCGAAACACATTATCAATATAGCGGTTTAACAGCAGAGCAACTAGAGAGCTTAGAAGCCGCTTCAAGCGCAGAGCAACGTTCTGAGTTTGTTTATCAATTTCAGCCTTTAGATAAAACTAAGCAGCATCCTTTTAATGTTTTGCCAAAATCAAAAGGGCAAGAACGTACTTTTTCTAGTTATTGGAAAGCTTGTGCCGCCGTTGTTCTAGCAATTATTGTCGTGCAGTTTAGCTATGATTTATTGCGTTGGGTAAAATTGAAAAAGGTGGCAGATCAGACTGCTGAACAGGCAATTGAGCAATATAAATATTGGTTTGGTCCATCTAGTCGTGTGACTGAACAAAATATTAAAGGACAATTCGAAAGTCATTTAAGAATGAGCCAGCAAGGTGATACCCAGGCACTTTCTCTGTTAAGCCGGGTTGGGCCTATTTTAATGCAAAGACAGATTTTAGCTCAGCAACTCAATTATGATGCTTCAATCTTAACAATGGCACTAAAAGCAAAATCAGCAGATGATTTGCAAGCTTTAACCCAACAACTTAATCAACAAGGTTTTAAAGCTGAGTTAGGTAATGTTCAAGCTGATGGTAATGGTGCGATTGGGGTGGTGAAAATACAATAATGAAAATGTTAGCTCAGTTG